TTGTCCATCAGATGTGTATTCTATAGTATTACCTTCAAGTTCTATAGTACCTTCGGTTTGTGGTGTTTCACCAAACAGATTATCTACAAGTTGTCTTGATAATTGTGCATAGATACGTGACTCTAAGTTACGCATAAATCTTGCAAGTGTGGTGTTCTCTTTATCTCTTTCTATTTGTTCTTGTAGAGCTTTAATTTCTTCTTTAATTGTCATCTTTCTATTGAACTCTTGATTCTCAATAGTCAGATAATGTGAACTAGTGTTAATACCACTAAAAGATGGCGATTTAAACTTATGAACTATTTGGTCTGCTTTGATATTTTCTACAAAAATCCCAATTATTAAAATAACTCCTATTACCATGATTGACCATAGCACTTTATCTTTCTCCAATTGTTCTTCTTTTAATTGTTTTTTAGTCTTTCCTTTGGTCATCTCTATCCGCCTTTGCAATTTTACTGCTATCTATTAACTGTGGTACGCCTAGAATAGTTTTAATAAGGGTGTCTTGTCTTATGATTTCATTATCTAAGCTACGCACTCTATCAATTAATGCTACAAGTATTCCATGTTGTGAGTCAAGTTTTGTTCCAAGTCGTTCTTCAATAGCTGCTATCTGTGATTCTACTTTTTCATCAACATTATCAAGTTTGGTTTCCATGCCATCTACAATACGCATGATTAATTTATATATAAACCAACCTAAACCAATTGCTGCTGCTATTGGAAAACCTACCTCTTGTATTACTTTAATTGCACTGTCCATTAGCTTGGCTCACTTGGAAAGATTACGTCATCATATGATGATGCACTTGAATTAGTTGTGGGTAAATCTCTTAATGATTGCCTATAAGTTGCCCATTCTGTTTTTTTGCTATCTGATAATGGACTATCAGACATTTGTGTCCAGTCTGATTCACTTAGTAGATTATTACGTTCTATTCTTACTGCAATCCAAAAATCTATTGTTTGTTCTACAGCTTCGCCATCAATAATTTTGTACTTTTCTACATCAAAAACACCTTCTATAATTGATTGACTATTTTCTAAAGGTATATCAGATAACTGACTGTTTGTTACGCCACTACCAACAATGACACCTGTAGCAGTTATATATTTTGTATAAGAAATCATATTATTGCGTGTTGTCTATAAATACATAAAGAGATTGATAAGTAGAATTGAGTTTTGTTATCCATCTTACTCTCCAAAAGACTTTGTTAGCATTAGTACCTGACGTTGCTAATCCTGTAATAGTACCACTATATGCAAATACATAGGTTCTAAAAGTACCAGCAGCAAATGTTACGTTTTGTATACCACCAGCAGCTTGTGTGTAAGAAGAACCACCATTAACACTATATTCTAAAACACCATTTGTACAATCACCATAAACACCAGTCCATATTGCTTGATACTGTGCATTATTTCTAACTTCATCAATTGTCATGCTTAAATAAGTGCCTGTTGAATTTGTATTAGTCGTAAAATTTGTAGAACCACGTTGAAATTCACTACCAAAAACAGCTAAAGGTACTGTTGAACCACTATGAGAAATAATATCAGCACTAACATTAGCAAAATGTTTTACATCTAAAGTATCAACATTAATTCTGTCACCAGTAATAGTATTAGATGCTATCTCTGAAGCTGTAATTGTTCCTGATGCTATTTGACTAGCTGTAATTGTATTAGAAGCTATTTCATTTGCGGATATAGTGTTTGAAGCAATTTGTGTAGCTGTAATAGTTCCACTAACAATATTAGCTGCGACAATCGCATTAGCTGCTACTTTGTCTGCTGTAACTGCATCTGCATTTATCTTAGCTGCTGTTACTGCATTAGCTGCTATTTGTGTTGCAGTGACTGCATTAGCTGCAATTTCATTAGCTGTGACTGCATTTGCTGTAATCTTAGCACTGGTAATAGCATTAGCAGCAATCTTATCTGTAGTAATAGCATCAGCAATAATCTTATTAGCTGTAACTGCATTTGTGGCTATTTCATCAGCTGTTATTGCACCTGCGTTTATCTTTGCAGTTGTAATTGCGTTAGCAATAATTTTATCTGATGTGATTGCATTTGTTTGAATGTTATTAGCAACAATTGCGTTTGCAGCTACTTTATCAGCTGTTACAGCATCAGCTGCTATTTTTACAGCAGTAATGGCGTTACTTGCAATAGTGTCAGCTGTAACAGCTCCTGCGTTTATCTTTGCTGTAGTGATTGCACCTGCATTAATCTTTGCAGTAGTTACTGCATTTGCAATAATTTTGTCAGCAGTTACAGCATTAGTACTTATTTCACTAGCTGTTATTGCACCAGCAGTTATTTTAGCTGTAGTTATTGCATCATTTGTTATTTCGGTTGTTGTTATTGCGTTTGCAGCAATTAAATCTGTTGTAATTGCATCATTAGCTATTTTTGCAGTTGTTATAGCATCAGCAGCAATTTGTGCAGTTTGAACTGCATTATCTGCAAGTTTTGCGTTTGTTACTGCATCTGTACCTAATTTTGTATTAGTTACTGCACCAGTTGCAATTTTAGCTGCACTAATTGCACTAGAAACTATTTGTGCTGTGTTAACTGCGTTATCAGCTATCTTGGCATTAGTAACAGCATCAACACCAAGTTTTGCTTCTACGATAGCACCAGCAGCAATAACATCACCTTGTATAGCATCTACTGCTATTTTTGCATTAGTAACTGCTTCAGATGCTAGTTTCACACTTGTAATTGCACCATCAACTATTTCTCCTGCATCTACGTTTGTAAAACTACCTGTAGCTACAGAAGTAAATGCTGAATGTACATCTGAATGATTTACAGACCTTGCCCAAAAATAATATGTTGTACCAGCAGTTAAACCATCCTGTGTTCCAAACAAAGTACTAGTCTTTTTACCATTTTGCCCATAAATTGTATCTACTAAATAAGTATCATCTGTTGGTGTTGTATTTGATGTTCTTCTATAAATCTTAGTTGCTTTTAAATCTGCACTAGTAGAATTAATCCAAGAAACAACAATATTGAATGCTTGTCCTGTTGATGCAGTTAAACTTGTTGGAACTGCTGGTGCATCAGTTGGTGCTGCTATTGTTATATTAACAACACTGGTATAAGCACTAGCTACACCATTCACATCAATATGTCGTGCTTTTACGTTATAAGTTTTTCCAACTACAACATTAGGGAGAAGGGCTACAGCAACACCTTTTCCTACAGTGAAGTCAGATGTATATGCACCATCTGTACTTAGCTTATACGCCACCTCTGTAAGCGTTACCTTATCACTAGAATTGTTTGTCCACGTAGCTTTTATATCTACTTTAGTTGTAACACCATCTTTATTAGTTTGTTGTGCAAGTGATAAGTTTGATGGTGCTGTAACTGCATATGTACCTGTACCAACATCACTTCCTTCTGATTGACCAGTTGTATAATCACTTGTAGCAAAATCAAATACACTAGATGCGACTTCTTTTAGTTCCAACTGTGTAGCCATAACAGGAATATCACCATCTGTTATAACTTGCATATTAGTTGATATTACTTCAAAGACTTTTTGACTGTAACCCATTCTTTCGTTAGTTAAATATACCCAATCGTTAGGTTGTAATCGCATATATTTTAATGTTACTAAACAAGATATTGATGTGGTTTGTCTTTGGCTTTTTAATGCTATTCTGCCTAATCTTTGTGCCATTGTGTCTGTAACTGTAAATGGCAGTTGTGATTCCATTTGTTTAACATAATTAGCTGTAGATTCACCACTAGGTGTATCTGCATTAAGCATTGTTGTGTCTTGGTGTACTTCAGCATCGGCTGCTACATACCCTTGCGTAGAATCAACATATAAAGGTTTTACACTATTAAATAAATTACCTGAACTTGGGTTTGTTTGTATTTGCACATCATTTAATAAATCATCGTCTGTAATTGTTAATGAAGGTGTTTGTGAAGCACCTGCAAAAACATTAAATTTACCATTTACATAAGAAACTTTACCTGCCATAGAACTAAGTATTGATTCTATAATTCCATTACCATTTGCACTAAAGTTAGTGAATCCGTTTGAGGTGTATCTTTTTTCTGTTGTAGAACCATCTGCAAGAGTTACATTTTGTTCACAGATATTTGCTGCACTCGCAAAACCACCTGCATTTGTTGTGTCATTAATCTCATCATTAGTAGCTTTAATACCATATTGAGTGTTTGTTAAATAGTCTCTAATTTGTAAAGCTGGATTATCTGTCCAAACAGTTGTGTTAGTTCTTGGGTCATAACACTTTTTACCTTTTACTAAAAATGATATTGCTGGTATTCCACCACCAAATTTTTCAGCATCAAAAACCATTTGAATATATACGTATGCAACATCTTGAAACTTATCTGATGTACCCATTGAACTTAATTGTGCATTCATAAAACCATCAACAGCAGTTTGACTACCATCTTTGTATGAATAACGCATTAATCTACCACTACCAAAATTATTATCGTTATCTGTGTTTGTATATTCTGAATTTGTTACTGTGTAAACAGTAGAACCACTTATAGTACTGGTGCTAGTACTCAAATCTATATCATTAACACGAACAGATGTTAGTTCTTCTATTTCGTGTCCTGCAATTGCAACAACCATATGTAATAAAAAATTATCAGTGCCAGTAGTTTCCATATGAACAATCGTTCCACCTACACGACATTTTCCATATATTATTTGTCGTGGTGCTACAGCTTCCCTTGTTGCAAACTTACTACCAAAATTACCAGCTGAAGCATCAATACCTTTTGATGTCATCTTGCCAATAACACCACCTATTAAGGTTGTAGCAAATGTCAAAAATGTGGCATTTGCTGCTGAGACTGATGCAAGAGTACCAATTTCAAAAAATTTTCCTGTTTTTATTGCTACAAAAACAACTAATGCTGCGACAACTGCTTGTTTTATTTGTTTAGCCATCTATACGCCACACCTTTAAAACATTTACATTATTCTTAACACCGATACCATCATCTGTTGGTGTAAGAACACTTAAACCATCTGATATACCTACTAATTCTGTTTCTTCTTTATATACAACTAAATCACCTTTGCTTACGAAGGCTTTTTCTATTTCTTTAACACCCTTTGCTTTACAAGCCTTTTCAATGCTTTTTAGTAAAGTTTTGTTATATTTTTTTATAGCCTTCATAGCACTATCTTCATCATTCCATTTAAGTGTTTTAGGTATTAAATCTTCACCAGTGATTTCTTTAATAACAGCATTAGAAAATTTACAACAATCCCATGAACCCCATTTAAAAGGTTTATTTCTATTCTTTTCAATAAATGCGTTAAATTTAATTTCCCAATCAACAATCTTTTTCATTCTTCTATATTATTTTTAGCCATTTGTCTTGCTCTAAAATTATTAGAACCTCTTCCAGTACCACTAATACCACCTGTATCAGATTGTTTACCCCATATAATTTCTTTATCTTGCAGAGAAGCAACTCTATTAAAACCAGTATCACCATTATGTAAAAAGTTTTGTGATTCTTTGGTGTATCTAAAATTTGATGGTCTATCTAAATCAATTAATCTATTTTCTGCATTTATAGTAATGTTAGAACCCTGTGGGCTATCAGTGACAGATAGTGATGTCATTCTACCTTTAAATAAAACAAGAGTTCCTGCAACTTCGTTTGTTTTACCCATAAGATAACCAAGATATAAAGTTATAAATCTGTTTTGATAATTCTCTGTTAATGCAAGATTCAAAACAGTCGTATCCATTCCTGTAATTCCTACTACTAAACCTGCTGATTTTAAATCAGTGCTTTCTTCAACATTACTTATTGATAATAATTCACCAGCACCAGTATAACTTTCACTATTTATAGTTAAGTCATCTATTCCTGTCCATAATCTTACTGTGTCTGTGTCAAATTCTGCCTTGATGGCTAAGAACATTGCTTGTTCGTCTGCACCTAGACGATTTACGATAGAACTATCTAATCCTTGTCTAGTTGCCATATTAAATTACCTCAGTACATGAAAAACTTATACCATAGTTAGAAATTCTATCTGCTGACCAACTTACTTCATTACTTACTAATCTAAAGTTGCCTTTAGGATTTGTAAAAACTACATAATGCCCACTAGCTAAATCAGACCTTAATTTTGGCTCAGTTTTAACAGAATAAAAATCATTACCTGCATCACTAGTTGCAGTTGCATCTTCTACTACCATAACTAATTGTGCTGGTGTTCCTGAAGAACTAGCTGCTGATTGGACACTTAGGTAGTCACCTTTCTTTATAGTGCCACTAGCACCTGTTGTAGAAGCTCTAAGGCATAAACCTGTAGCACCCTTTACATTAGTTCTAACCTTACAACTTGCAGTATTACTTTCTGTTGTGAAATCACCATCTGTAACAACTATTGTGTTACTTGTTACTGTAGTTACTTTAAATGTTCCATTGTTTTCTTCATTTGTTGCACCAGTGATAACTATAAAATCTCCAACTTTAGTATTAGCAAAAGTTGATGCACTAGCTGTTAAAGTTCCGTTTGTTGCAAATGATAAAGTTACATTAGTGTTATTTGTTCTTAGTTCACTAGTAAGGTGTGCGGTTGAATATGTTCCTTGATTAGATAAAGCATCAGGGTCAGCAAATTTAAAAGTATTAACTGGTCCATTTAAGTCTAATAAAAAAGATTGCCAATTTACAGCTACATCTCTACGCATAGGTGGTAATGAAACTTCAGCAGTCCAATAGACACCATCAAATTCTTGTGTTTTAGTTTTACCTGTGAAAGGCGATACAGTTGTTCCCACAGTTCTAACAAGCGAAAAATTACTTGTCACAAAATTAGGTGTTGTAGGCATTGTTATTAATTTAGCCACCTTGTAATGCTCTCCTATAACTGCCACCACGCACCGCAGCTTCTGCAACAGCACCCTTAGTCACATCTGCAATCTGTGGCATCATTTTCATAACTTCTGCTCTGACTGTTGGAACAATACCAGTAGCAAAGTTGATAGATTGATTTATTATTGTAGTTCCACCACCACTCATAGCGTTTTTGCTATTCATATTGTTCATTAAATTACCACTAGTATGTGGTACAAAAATTTCAGGACCACGTTCACCTACTATTCTTGCTTGACCGCCATACATAGCACCACCACCAGCACCACCAAGACCTAATGGCATACCACCCATTCCTGCTTGTCCTGAACCTGATAAACCTGCCGATGCTGTTGCACCACTTGTGCCACCCCCAAACAATCCTGTGCCTACAGTACCCTGAAAGTTAGGAAATATAGCTGCTAATATTCTATTAACAACTTCTAATTGCAAAAATATAGCGATAATCTGTGACACAATATTTCTTGAAAAGTCTTTAAAACTTTGTAAGGCACTTTGTCCTTGTAATAAAGAATCTACAAATTGTGTTGTAAAAGCATTAGATGCACTTGTAACAGCTTGTTCTAATTCGTCTGTAAATTCTGCTGTAGTTTGCATTGCAGGGTCTAAATCATTAGTCATTTTATCAAGCATATCTTCTATTTCTTTATTTAATTCTTCTACGCTTTTATCTGTTTTATCTAATTGTTCAGGATTTAGAAATCCCATATCAATAGCAAATCTTTCACCTACTTCTTTCATTTTTGTAATAGCATCATCAAGAAGAGATGTATAGTTTTGTATTGCCAAAGCACCTAAAACCAAAGCTGCTGTTAATGGGTTTTTTTGTAATAAAAGCATTGCAGCTCTTACGCCTAAAATTGCTTTTCTCAGTGTACCCATAGCTTTTGCCATAAACAAAGCAGCAAATGCAGGTGCTCTTGTCGCAGCAAATATTGAAAGTGCTAATAATAAGCTATTCATGTTTGCCACTAAAATACCAACAGTGTTTTTTAGCAAGTTAAAAGTTTGCAATAATATTCCACCAAAAATTTGTGCAACAGGCTTAGCTTTTTCTGCAAGGTCTTTTAATGCTAAAGAACCTTCAGTTAATACAGTTAATAATCCACCCTCACCTATTTCTGCCATAGTGATTGAAACTGCATCTTTTAAATTAGATATAGCACCACTTGCGGTATTTGCTCTTTCTTCTAAAGCAGTTGAAAAGTTTTCTTGTGATATTTTTCTTAAAAAAGCTACGATAGAGTCTGCATCTCTACCAATCATTTCTTTGCTTCCTCTAAAATTGACAGCTAATTTATCGCCTTCAACTCTAGCTATAACACCAAACTGTTTTAACATTTCCATTTCACCAGTTGTAGCATTAAATACAGCTTGTGCCATTTGTGTAATATCTTTACCAGCACCAGCTGCAAAATTACCAAAATCTTGTAAAACATCACTTGTTGGTGCAATACCAGCATTAACAAGAGTTGTAAATGCACTTGCTACATTTTGTACTTGGAATGTTGTTGTTGCTGTAAATTGTTTTATAAGGTCAAAAGAACTAGCAGCACTTTCTGCTGAACCTGTTATACCTTTTAATGTTGCTTCTAAATCTTGAAATTCTCTTGCTGTATTTGCAATTGCACCACCTAATCTAGCTGCACCTACAGCAGCAAATACTTTAGCTAAATTTCCGAATGTTGCTACAGATGATTTTGCAGTTTTGTTGGCAGTGCCTAGCTTTCTGTTTACATCATCTAAACCTTTACGTAAAGATTTAGTTTCTGCTCGGATTTCTACAATAAGTTGGTCAACTGGATTAGCCATTAGTCAGGATATAACTCCATCATCTCTTTTAACCTATCATTAGTCATAGGTTGTTCTTTGTTTTTTGCACCATTAAATTCTGAAAAACCATCTATAGCTAGATAAATTTCCTGCGGACTAGTGTTCCAAAAAATCTCAGGTGACATACCCATCATGCCAACACAAATAGAAAAGTATCGTTGAATAGGTAGGGAATCACTGACTAATCCCCCTCTTGTAGCTTTCCCTCGTCTGTTTCTTCCTCTGAATCATCAGTAAGAGATTTTGTAAGAAGGTTAGCAACGGCAGCTGTTGCTTTTACTATTCCTACATCTTCTATTATTTTTATAACATCTTTTTGCTGTAAATCATTACCACCACCTCTTAATGCTGGTGTTAATACATTAACTATTTCTGACATTCTTATATCAGCTTCTCCCATTTTTGCTGCAAGTTTAATGATGCCACAACCACAGGCATCTTCTATTTGCATGATTGAATCTATAGTTAATCTAGCTTTATAATCTTTTTTACCTAAATTAAGTGTTATTTCACCCTTTAGTTTGTTCGCCATCTGACTTTTCTCCTTTTGATTGACTTGCCTTTGCAAGTTTTACTTTCATTATATTATCTCTTGAATCAACCACAGATGACATAACTTGCATCATCTTACCATTAATTTTAATAGTATCTTTGATATCGCATACTGGTATGTCTAATTGTTCTCCATCAAACATACCATGAATATCTTGGTTGTTAATTCTAAGTACTACTTTTTCCCAAGCCATAAGTTACTCCTTATGCTGCTGCGAATGTTATATATCCTGCTGATTCAAAAGACATTGAATATGTTGCTTCACCATTATATTCACCAGCATACTCTAATGAAGTAATTTGAAAAGCACCAGTATAAGTACCTAAGTTTGGTATTATAAATTCAAATGATTCAAATGCTGCTGTTTGTGGTGTTGAACCATCAGTAGTATTTTGTTGTGCTGCAAAAGCAGTCCTAACTGCAACTTCTGCTGCTGAATCTGTAAATACTCCTGAACCACTAACAGATAAACTGTTTACACCTGCACCTGCTAATAAAGTTCTAGTACCTTGACTATCTTTATTAGTTACGTCTACTGATTCTTCATTAAGTGTGATTGATGTAGACCTCAAACCACCAATAGTAGTTTTACTTCCACCGATGTCAATTTTCATTAAGACATCTAACCCTTTTTGTGCTGCCATTTTTTTCTCCTATAAAATTAGTTTGTTCCTAATATTATTGCACGAAATCGCATGACTCCATGTCTAGTGACACCATCTGGGTCTCTCATTATATCACTGTATTCAAATCTAAGGTTAATTAGATTAAAACCAGTAACAGTTAAGTTTATATCATGCAATAAATCGTGAATCTTGTCCATTATTTGTTTGGTTTCTTTAGAACCTTTATATTGTGACCAAATATGTATGTTTATTGTATATTCACCACCTGTGAGGTCTTTTGTGCTGTAGTCAACAACAGTTTCTTCTCCTAAAGTTATAAAAGGATATGTATTTCCTTCTATGACTTCGTCATAAACTCCACAAGATAATGTTGATGTAATAGCACTAACATTTAAAGCAGAATATACAGCACTTTGTAATTGAAACTGACCAATACTCATCTTATTACACCTTCTTGTCTAAAAATTTGTAAAATTTTCTTTTTATTCTTTCTGAGTGCAGGTTGCATAAATGGTCTTTCGGTCATATTTGTAGTACCAAATTCTAATGCTTTTGAATAAGGTGCTGAAGATATTATTTGTCCAACTACGCTTCCGTCAGGATTGCTACTAATATCGCTTGTGATTTGACTTACTAAAAATCCTGTGTCACTTGCAGGTGGGTCTAATGGTTTGGATTGTGTGTGAGTTCTAGTAGGTTCATATTTTTTAACTGTTTCACCTGTTCCACCAGCTGTAATACTTTTTACTACAGTGTTATTAACAACTAAAGTTGAACGACCAACAGCTTTTAAAGAATTTTTATGTGGATTAGCTATTAATCTTTTTTCTAATTTTTTTTTAAATTGTTCTATATTTTTAAATCCTTGGTTCTTTAGACTCATATTGCCACACCTTCTTCGCATAACAATTTAAGAAATCTATCTCTTTCGTCTACGTTAATAATTCCTTTGATATTAAAATTACGACTGCCATAAGTTACCCTACTATTAGTAGATATATTCTTCATATAACGAATTGTAACCTCGTGTGTGACCTTTTCTTGGACTATCCCTTGCCTGTATATACTATTGGCATTCATAGGCTTTATATTGGCGTAGATAAATGTGACTGGTGAATAGGATTGTGATAGACCACCACCAGCATCACGAGTATTAGTAGCATTTTCTACTTTAACTCTATATCGCATTTTGCCAATAGAGTTAGACATTTATCCCAGTGCCATTAAAGATGATGAACCTAATCCTCTGTGTACAACATAAGGTGCATACAAACTTCTTAACATAGGTGGATAAGGTAACTTAGCATCATACATATCACCTCTATGTTCATACAGATATGCTATGTGTTGTAGTATTCCAAGTCTTAGTGGTTCAGGAATATTATATTGAGATGTGTAACCTGCTATGTATTTAACTTCTATAGCGTTTGCTACTCTTAATGCAGTTGGAAAAGTAGCACCAGTTCTTAAAACCACTCTTGCAGGTTCTCTAGCGTTATCAACATAATAATCTGTACTAGCAAAGGTAGTTGCTGTATCTGCATCATCATAAGTCTTGATATGTGTTACAGAAGCTACTGGTGAACGTGGTAAAACCACATAGTTTTTATAATAATTTAAGTATGGACCAGTTCTCACACCTTCCCATAAAGGGTCGCTAATATCTTCAAAAGCATCAAGAAATAATGTCAAGGTCTGTGTCATTAATGCTCTACCAGTATGTTCCTCACAAAACCTTCTAGCTGTTTCTATAAAAGGTCTTATGATTCTTTCATCGGTAGAATCATCAACTCGTAAGTATTCCTTGACTTCTTGTAATGTGACTGGCTCTTGGGTTGGCTCTACGCTTACTTTTAATCCTGCCATTAGACAAATGCTCCTATGACTTGTGAAGCTATGATTAAAGCATATAAACCCCAAATCTGTTGTTCTATACGAATAAATCGTTTAGAACCTGCTTCCATACGTTTTTCTATATTTTCGTATCGTAAAGCACAAATTTGTTCGTGCAGTTCCAACTTAGTTAAATCAGTTGGATTTTTTATCTCCACTTTCGGCATCTTCATTACTTGCTTCCATTTCTTCAGGCAAATTGTTTTTTAACTCTGCCATGTAATGATTTATAAGTGCATCTGCTTTTTCTATTTCAAATTGTGCGTTTGCAACTAAATCATTTTTTTGTTTTTGTATAATGGCAAGTTTGTTGTAAATTACTTTACCTTCATCAGACATATCATCTATTAGGTATTTCTTTTCAACGTCTTTGTCATCTACCTTTTCAGTAAGTGTTAAAACCTTTGGTTCTTCGTTTACTGTGTTGTCATTAGCTTCTGCCATAATTAATTCTCCTAATTAAAAGTATTAGTCTATCATTCATTTTCTAATGTTTCTATTCTTGATTTTAAATCGTCTATTATTGTTTGTTGTTCTTGTATAGCTTTGACTAAAATAGGAATCATAAATTTTTCATTTACACGCAAAGGATTTTCAACAGTCGTACCATTTACATCAATTGTTGAGTTCATAAAATTCTCTACTGCATCAGAAAAAACCTCTTGAACCTCTTGTGCAACAAAACCATACATTGTTTTGTCGTTTTCTGTTTTTACAAAATCATCTATCCAATTAAATTTAACTGGATTTAAGTCATTTATAATGCTTATACCTTCTGTTAATGAGGTAATATTTTTCTTTAATCTTTGGTCAGAAGCATTGTAAATATTTGACCCTGAGGGTGCACCAATGTTTCCGTTATCGTCAAAAGTTATAGAGGTAAAGACATCAGCAAGTGAATCATTTACTTGTTTTAATGTTAAATCACCTGCATTGTGGAAAAACTGCCAGTTTTTATTGGTACTGTTTTTCTCAAAGAAAGTTAAATTTGGGGCATTTGATTCAATTAGCACATTAACATTACCAGCACCTGCTGTATTTTGATTTACATGTAAAGTAGCTGCAGGTGTAGTAGGAACAGACACACTACCACTAATTAATAATTGTCCATTACTATCAATACGCATTTTTTCTGAATAAGTAGAACCATCAGTATGAGATACATGACCGAATGATATAGCACCACCATTTGAATTTGCATAAGTTCTAATAGCACCATCTACAATTCCAAATCCATACCTTACATTACCAGCATGATAAAGATGAAGTGTTTGTCCATTAGTTGGCACCAAATTACCAAAACTTAATTTAGCACTAGGACTATCGGTACCAATTCCAAAGTTGCCTGAACTATCTACAACAACTCTGTCTTCAGGAGTACTACCTGTCCATATTTGAACAGAGTTATCACCACCTAAAATTAAATTACCACCAGCAACACCTTGTCCATCAGCTCTTATGTGATACAAACCATTAGCATCCATGTAATGTTGACCATACAAAGTAGTAGAATTATATCTAAGTGCTAGTGTATTATTTGAGCCATTACCTGTTCCAACAGTTCCATGTTGAATTTCTAGTTTATTAGCAGGATTATCAGTTCCAATTCCTAACTGCCCATATCTATCAATCCTAACCTTACAAGAATTACCAATTCTAAAATCAGCAATATAATTGTTCGGTGTACTAGTAACATCAACCACTATTCCATTATTACTTGTACCTGTTGACCTTATAAATGCTGAAGCTACACCTGAACCTGTATCTTTAGATATTGATAATGGTACTGTACCTATTTGTGTTCCAATATGAAATTCATCAGCATTAGCTGTACCTGAAAGGTAGAGGTCTTTGAATTTGTTTGATGATGAACCTAAATCAGTAATTCCATTATGTACACCGCCTAACCTGTTTGTTGGCTCAATTGCAGTACCAAAATTTAATCCTGAACCATTACCAGCACCACTATTATTTCCTGCAATATAAAGATAACTACTTGTAGTACCAATACTTCCAACTGCTGAGCCATCTTTTTGGAAATCTATAAGACTGCCATCTGTACTATCTCTACGTACTTCCATGCCTGAACCACTAGTATTTCTAATAGCAAGAAAACCACCTTGGTCTATTGTTACTGAATCAGCACTAAATGCTGAAGTTGCACCCACCAACAATCGTCCTGAAGAATCAATGGTTAGAGCTGTAGAGTTATTTGTTACAAATGTCATATCATTTGTAGAATGGTTGTAAGTTATTCTTCCTATATTGTCATCATCTGGGTCAGCAAAGAAAATTAATCCTTCTGAATTATTTGGTGTTAATATTGTTAATCCTGTTTTTGCGTTATTATCAATAACTAATCCATCTGCATTTGCGTTAGCTGAACCACCACTTGAGCCTTCTTGTATGCTTAGTTTACCTAAAGGACTAGTCGTTCCAATTCCAACACCAGTACTGTCAATATGCATTTGTCTAGCTATTGAACCACCACTTCTTGTATAAAATTGTATAGCTGATTTTTCAGCACCATCTGAAACATCTGTAAATAATGTATCTATGTATCCCATTGTAGAAACAGTTCCACCATCATCTTCAGACTCAAAATTAATTCTTGTTCCTATACCATCAGCTGCAGTACCAGTTGTTGTATGCGATAATTTTAATAAAGTACTTACTGAATTATTTGTACTATCATTAGATGTTACATCTATTCCTGTGCTTGTTGTCGCTAGTTTTACAGCATTATCGTGATAAAGAGTTACTGCACCATCAGCTGTACAAACTATGCTTTCCTCGTTGAGTTTTGCTTGTATGTGTACCGAACCATTGGTATCAGCTAAATAGATATTACCTGTGGAATTGCTAATATAAGAATTAGAGCCATCATGATAAATTTCTAAATCGCCACCAGTACCTATCTTTATCTTATCGTTGTCTCCCATAATCATATGGGTGGCTAGTGTTAATTCACCTGTGACACCTAAAGTTCCTGATATAGAAATATTAGTATCTAACTTAGCACTGGTTACTGCTCCGTCTACTATTAACTCTGTTGGTACTAATGTATATGCCATATTATTCCTTTAGTTCCTGTATTTCGGCTTTTAATTCATCTACTTGTGATGAAAGTTCTTGTACTGCTTTGATTAATGGGTGTACAAACATCTCTTGTGAAATTCTTTGTGAGCCATCTTTTTCTTCCGACCAACCACCAAAAGTATCTACACCTTGCTTATCAAGTGCTTCTTTTACTTCTTGGGCTATCATACCGTGAAGTTTTGTTTCTGTGTCCATGTGATTTTCTGTTTCAGAATAATCATTATAGTGTTGTGGGAACTCTGAATTTGGTTTCCAATTAAAGGTTACAGTTCTTAAATCGTTTATAAAATCTAAACCTAAAGTATCATCTTCTATATTAGTCTTTTTGTGTACATCTGAAGTTCTTGACCAAGAAGCATCTGAAGTAAATGTATTAGAAACAACATTACTAGCTTTACCAAAACTAAATTTATTATCACCACCATTTATACCATGCCCAATGGTTATAGTATTTAATGTATCAAAAGGACAATCAGCATTAACTCCAATAAGAATATTTCTTGTTCCAGATTCTATAGCATCACCAGCATTAACTCCAATACAAGTATTTTCACTTCCTGTTGTTATAGCTGAACCTGCATTATATCCAAATGCGGTGTTACTGGTAGGTGTTGTTTGTGTTTGTAGTGTTCCGTAACCAAAAGCTGTATTAAAAGAACCAGTAGTATTAGAATCCATTGAAAAAGTACCACCTGCTGAATTTGAATGTCCAGTAGTGTTAACTTGTAGTGCATTTGAACCTAAAGCAGTATTATAATTAGCAGTAGTGTTTAGATATAAAGCCAAATAACCAACTGCTGTATTACTTCCACCAGTTGTATTTTCTTGTAAAGATGAACGACCAACTGCTGTATTGTTTGAGGCTGTGCTGTTATTAAGTAAAGCATATCTTCCTAAACCTGTATTACTTCCACCAGTTGTATTAAGCTGTAAAGATTGACTACCTAGAGCAACGTTATCACCACCAGTGGTGTTTGTTAGCAAGGCTTTAAAACCTACTGCTACATTACTAGAGGCAGTTTCGTTTTCTCTTAGAGCTTGGTAACCTAAAGCAGTATTGTTATTACCTGTTGAATTAGAATCCATTGCAAAAGCACCAATAGCTACGTTTTGAGTACCAGTAGTGTTTAATAATAATGAACTAGAACCTAAAGCTGTATTGTAATCAGCAGTTGTGTTTGCTCCTAATGCGTTTTCTCCAATTGCTACGTTTTGAGTTCCAGTTGTATTAGCATCAAGAGCAGAAATACCGATAGCTACGTTAGAAACTCCTGTAGTGTTTGCTCTAAGTGCAAGATTACCAACTGCTGTATTTCCAGCTCCTGTAGTATTATCGCCCAATGTTAAATAACCTAAAGCAGTATTTTCACTAGCAGTCGTATTATCTTGTAATGCTCTTACACCTACTGCTACGTTATTAGCACCTGTGGTACTCTTTTGTAAAGCACGTCTACCAACTGCTGTGTTGTTATCTGCTGTGTCATTATCTGATAAAGCTCCATCACCTATAGCAGTATTATTAGAACCAGTTGTATTAGCTTCAAGTGCAACAACACCTACAGCAACATTTTCACTACCTGAAGTGTTTGCTGTTAAGGCTGCATTACCAACAGCAGTATTATTATTACCACTTAAAGAACCATCGTCTAAAGCTGTATCACCTAAAGCTACGTTGCCTGTGCCAACTGGATAATTACCATCAAGTTTAATTGTTCCACCATCTACTGAGACGTTACCAGCTACTGTAAGACCATCTGTGACTGCTGTACCTGTTACGTCTACTCCACTACTTGTGGTGGCTAGTTTTTCTGCACCAGCATAAAATAATTGAGCTGCACCACCATCAGTAAATTGTGCTAAATTTTGTGTACTACCTGCATTCTGTAATGCTATTAAACCACCCCTGACAATAAGATTACCTGCACCTTCATCTGACACATAGGAATTAGAACCATCGTGATATATTTTTAAATCACTACTATCACCAATTCTTATTTCATCGCTATCCCCTAAAGATAAATGTGAACCAACTGTTAAAGTACCTGATACAGATATATTAGTGTCTAGTTTTGCACTGGTGATTTGTCCATCGGCTATATGTGCTGTGTCTATAGAACCATCTACGTATTGGTCGCTGTCAACCGAATTAGCTGATAATTTAGCGTTGGTAACTGCACTGTTGGATATCTTAGCTGTAAGGATTGCATCATTGTTAATCTTAGCTGTGGTGATAGCGTTATCTACAATGGAAGCTGTAACAACGGAATTACTAGCTAGTTGGTCTGCTCCAACAGCATCATCTTTAATTACACCTGTTGTTACCTTTGTG